AAATTTTAATTCAGATGGTACTAAATTATTTATGTCTGATGACGGATCTTCTGATAAAAGAATACGTGAATATTCATTAAGCACTCCTTATGTAATATCCTCTGCATCTACAACAAGTAATTACCTATATCATGCAAAAGCAAACGTAAGAGGCGTTGATTTTAATTCAGACGGGACTAAAATCTTTTTATCTGGAGTGAGTGATCGAAAAGTATATCAATATAATTTAGCATCACCTTACACATTATCTTCATCACAAGGAACTACTGCTGATGCAGAATATCATGTTGTTTCAGTAATTTCTGGTGGTATGTATAGTATAGCATTTTCCAATGATGGTACTAAGTTATTCATTTTAGAAACCAATGGAAATACTGTAAAACAGTTTTCTACTACAACAACCGGATTAGGATATGGAACTGGCGAGACTTGGGTCAATGGTACAAATAATAATGAACATGCTACTCTCCAACAAGCTTTAACATCTCAGGCTTTTAATAGAATGGATAAAGCTCAACTTGATGCAGTAGCTGATGGATATCATTTCAGTCAAGATAGTGCAGATACTCTTGATCTTATGATAGCTCCATATGCTGCTTCTGGGACTTCTCCGATATCAGATGGTGTTACGATTAACTATGATGCGGCATCAAAGTACAAACAGGCGATACATGGTACTGAGTACGATGTAGAGTTTACTACTACAAACTCAGTGGATTTAACATCAAAGATATCAGCAAATTTAAAAGCAAGAGTGCTATAAAATAATAATAATATATACCATATTAACTATATAATGTCCTAGGAGATAATAATGACAGAAGAGAATAAAGTTCCTACAGTCGTGGTAAACGATAAGGAATATGAAATTGATAGTCTTAACAATGAACAGAAATATGCGATCTCTCAATTAAGAGATATTTCAAATAAACTTAACGATCTTTCGTTTCAAACTGAACAATTAAAGGCCGCTCAACGAGTCTTTAGCGCTGCTCTTACAGAGTCACTAAAGCCAGAAGAAGAATCAGGAGAGTAAAACTGTCTTACACTATTTTAAATGGCGGCTTTGGCTGCCATTTTTTTTATTATAAATAGTGCTAATATTATAAATAGTATCAAGTAATTTAGGAATATCATATGGCTGTCCCTACTTCAAGAGCAACTCTTATTGAATATTGTCTTCGCCGGCTGGGTGAACCAGTAATTGAAATTAACGTTGACCCAGATCAATTAGAGGATCGCCTTGATGAGGCGCTGCAATACTTTAGAGAATTTCACTCTGAAGGCACGTTTAGGACTTTTTTTAAACATCAAGTCACAGCTGATGATGTGACTAATGAATATATTAATATATCATCAGATATTATTCAAGTACAAAGATTATTTAGAATTCCATCAGGTAGTGCCGGTAGAAATTTCTTTGATATAAAATATCAGATGCATCTTAATGATATTGCTGATCTTCACAGTTTTATTGGCGATTTAGGTTACTATGAACAAATGCAACAGTATTTGTCAGTCCTTGACATGAAGTTAACCGGTAACCCTCAGGTCAGCTATGTGCGTAACCAGAACCGCTTATATATTCACGGCGACTTTTCTGATGGTGATATTAAAGAAGATGATTATTTGATTGCCGAATGTTATCAGATCATAAGTGGCTCTAGTCATGCTGCGATTTATAATGACATGTGGTTAAAGGAATATACTACAGCACTCATTAAACAGCAATGGGGATCTAACCTTATTAAATTTGAAGGTATGGTACTTCCGGGCGGAGTGCAGCTAAATGGTAGACAGATATTTGAAGATGCTACTCAAGAGATAGCTCAATTAAGAGAGAAAATCAGACTAGAGCATGAATTGCCGGCTGATTTCTTTATGGGGTAGTTAATGGCAACTAATCACTATTTCAGTCAAAAAGTAAGATCTGAACAAGATTTATATGAAGATATTATAATAGAATCTTTAAAAATCTATGGTCAAGATGTTTATTATCTCCCAAGAGATATTGTTAATGAAGATAAAATCTTAGGCGATGACGTACCTTCTAGATTTAATTCTTCATATAAGATTGAAATGTACATAGAGAACGTAGAAGGTTTTGATGGTGAGGGAGATTTATTTACTAAGTTTGGAGTAGAGATAAGAGACCAAGCAACATTTGTTGTATCGCGAAAGCGCTGGGCTAATTCGGTCGCAAGGTACGATAATGAGCTTAGTAGCGTAAGACCTCTAGAGGGTGATTTAATTTATCTTCCACTGTCTAATAAACTATTTCAGATTATGCAAGTTGAGCACGAACAACCATTCTATCAGTTAAGCAATCTACCCACATATAAGTTAAGAACAGAATTGTTCGAGTATAACGATGAAGATCTTGATACCGGTATCGATGCAATTGATGTTATTGAAAGAGCGCATGCATATGAGTATCTGCTCACTTTAGATTCTGCCAGCAATGGATTTATTATTGGTGAGACAGCTACTCAGACCTTTTCTACCGGCGTGACCATGCAAGGGGAGATCTCTAAATGGTCTGATTCAGATAACGTTCTTGGCCTAATCCATGTAGGAGCCAGTGATGGTTTATATCACGAGTTTACTACTGCATTACAGATATCAAGTCTTACCTCAGTTGCAACTGTAACAGCTGTTACTGAAGATAATCAAATATCTGCGAATGAACAAAATGACGACTTTAATACTATTGGAGATAGCTTTTTAGACTTTACAGAATCAAATCCATTTGGTGATCCGAGTGGCTGATATGTTTGATTTCGGATTTACTGCGGTCGATGAAGATCGAATAGAAGCAGTACAAAAAGTAAGTTCAGAAGCTTCTGGTTATGAAGAGCGACTAAATAATCTATATAACGCTATTGTTCCGCTTTTGAATAATTTAAAAAAGAATCCAGAGAAAGATTATATTCTCTGGCCTAATCGTTTAACCAAAGTAGAAGAGTTCGAAGACGTTCTACAGAAGATATACAAGGGTTAATTATGCTTGGTAATCATTTCTATCATGAGCGGTTAAGAAAAAGCGTTGCAGTATTCGGTGCGCTGTTTAATAATATTTATGTCATTCGTAAAAATTCTTCTAATCAAGTTATTTCTCAGGTTAAAGTTCCGTTATCTTATGCGCCTAAAAACAAGTTCTTAGAACGAATTAGAGAAAACCCAGACTTAGATGCTAATACTCAAGTAGCAATGAAGTTACCTCGGATGTCTTTTGAGATTGTTTCTATTGCATACGATCAAGGTAGGCAGCTACAGAAAACTAATAATTTTCAGCAGGCAGGCACTTCTAATGCTCTTAGAAATAAGTTTTATTCATATGTGCCATATAATTTAGGGTTTCAATTAAATATATACGCCAAAACACAAGATGATGCATTGCAAGTAGTTGAGCAAGTTTTACCATATTTTAATCCTCAATATACACTAACACTAAAGCCATTTACTGATTACCCTGATATTAAAGAAGACGTTCCTATTGCTTTAAATGGTGTTGATTTTTCTGATGACTATGAAGGGGCTTTAGAGCAAAGAAGAACTATTTTATATACTCTTACATTTGATATGAGGATAAATTTTTATGGGCCCATACTGCCTAAGAACGTTATTAGGAAGTCTATAAATAACATATATGATATGAATGCTGGTGTGTCAGGAGAAGATTTCTCAGGAAGAGTTACGGTTACTCCGGACCCATTAACAGCTATAGGTTTAGCAGATAGCGACTTCGGATTCACTGAAGTCATAGAAGAAAAAGATAATAGATCTTATGTACTTAACGGTTATGTAATAACCGATTATTTTAGCATCGAGGGATAACATGGCAATTACATTAAGAAGCACAAAGGGTTCAGCTCTTACTCACACAGAGATGGATACTAACTTCAGCGAGCTAGACAGCAGAATTGTTGATTCGGCCGGTATAGCCACTATTGCTAGAACTGTAGCTCTTGATTCCGCAGAAGCATTTCAATTACTATTAGATTCATCAGAAATTATTAATTTAATTGACAGCAGTTATATCAATACATACGCAACAAACCCTGCGGCGGTTTCCTCTTTAATCGCAGGAGAAGGTTATACCAAGTTTGATTCTACCGACGCTGTAGGTATTATAGATTCGCACGTAGGAAATACATTTTTATCTACGCGGGTTGATTCTGCTTATGTTGCGTTAAGAGCTCCGGACTATACAACGTATTATGAAGATGAAGTAAAAGGCACTGTAGATTCAGATTATGTAATTTTAAAACAAAGGAAATATACGTTTGCAGGTGATTTTCAGGCTGATACGATTGCTTTAATTGATTCAAACTATGTTCAACTTAGACAGTCTTTAGATTCGGCTTCGGTCACGGGATTAATCGATTCAGCTTATATACAAGCAAGGCAGATCGGCGCAGATCAAGTTGATTCAGCGGTGGTATTATCTTTAAGTTTAGCTAACATTGTAGAAGATTCCTCTCCAGCTCTAGGGGGAGATTTGAATATGAATGGATTCGCTAATGTGCATGCGTTTAATCTAGGAGCTTCAGGTACTTCAGCGTATATATTTACTGATACAAGAAACAGATTTTTTCCAACATCTGAAAATAACCCCACTTTATATTTAAGAAGAGGTGATGCATACATATTTATTAATAATACAGGAGCTCATCCGCTAGAGATACAGGATAGCGATGGTAATTCCTATGATACAGGAGTAACAAATAATAGAGATAGTAATGCAACAGGAAACGTTACGATAGTGCCTTCAATGTCTGCTCCGTTAAGATTAAGATACCAATGTACATCCCATGATTCAATGGCCGGGATTATTAATATAGTGTAATGATATGACTCAAGATAATGCAGAAAATGACTTTGAATACTCAAGAAGAATATACCACGATCTTTTAAACAAAGGCTCTGAAGCTTTAGATGATATGATGGAAGTAGCTAGAGCTACTGAACATCCTAGAGCTTTTGAGGTTCTTTCTAATATGATGAAAAATGTTGGCGACATTAATGGTTCGCTGATGGATCTTCATAAAAAGAAAAA